GACGGATTCGAGGCAATTCAAGATGAATGGGAAATTTAAATTCATTCATTTTATAAATAAATCAGTGATAACTAAAATTAGACTAGGTTTTTTAAATAGATAATATTAAAGGAGAATAATATGGCTTTTTCCGTAAGTCCTTCCGTAATAGTTCGCGAAGTGGACGCATCAGCAGCGGTACCAGCCATCGCAACACCACCTGCTGCAATTGCGGGTGTTTTTAGATGGGGTCCTGTAGGCGAGGCAGTTCTTATTTCTTCAGAAAATGGATTAGTAAATCGCTTCGGCAAACCCAGCGATGACAATTACGAAACATTTTTTGTAGCAGCAGACTACCTTTCTTATGCAAATGCTCTTTACGTGGCTAGAGTAGATAATGGTGCTGTAAAGGCATCTGCATCTGATACATCAAGTGCAAATACACAATTGCACACTTTTGGTGCTTTTGACGCCTTATATCCTGGTGCACTAGGTAACTCAATCGATGTTGCTTATGTTAAGGAATCAAGCTTCTCAAATGACCTTCTTGATGTCGGTGACATTACATCTTCTCAATTAACAGGTAACACACAAATTCAGCAAACATTAGAATTCAACGACACAACAGTTGACTTTGAAGTAGCTCCAGCAAATAGAATTGCTCCTGGAACCGTTGAAGTTGGTGATATTCTAGTAATTGGAAACGATTCAGTAGGTTACCAAGAGCTCGAAGTAAGTTCATTTAGTGAAACAATGAGAGATTCAGCCGGCGATGAAACTGCAAATACACAAACATTAACTGCGTATGATTACGCAATTGGGTTTGGTTCATCTTGGAGATTAGCAGAAACTGATCTTAATAAACTTTCTATTAATAGAAAGTGGAAATATTCAAGTTGGTTTGGTAGAGCACCGCAAAGTGGAAACTATCACATTGCTGTAATTGATAACGATGGTACAATCTCTGGTCAAGCTGGAACTGCATTGGAACTTTATACAGACGTTTCAACAACATCCACAGCAAAACTATCAGACGGAACAACAAATTACTACGTAGACGTAATACGCAATGGCTCTTCATGGGTTGAAGTTGCAAATACTACACATTTTGAAGCAGTTGGTTCAAACAGTTCATATGAAACACTTGCAAATGGTACTGATGGTACATCAGAATCAAGTGTTGCATTAGGACCTCTTGCTGCAGGATATGATCTTTTCAAATCTGCAAATGAAATCGATGTTTCATTCGTACTTCAAGGTAAGGGTGACCAAGCCGGAACGCTTGCTAACTACATCATTTCTAATATCGCAGATTACAGAAAAGATGCAGTAGCATTTATTTCACCTTCTAAAGCTGATGTAGTAGACGAAAATAAAACAAATGCAAAACTTAACAACGTCATTGCATATCGTAACAAATTACAAAACTCTTCATACTGGTTTATGGATAGTGGATACAAATACAGATACGATAAGTACAACGATACATACCGTTATGTTCCATTAAATGGAGATACAGCAGGTCTTGCTTCAAGAGTTGAACCTTTTGAATCACAAGCTGGTTTCCGTAAAGGTGTAATTAAGAATGTTGTAAAACTTGCTTTTAATCCTAATAAAACACAAAGAGATCAATTATACTCTTCAGATGTTAACCCTGTAATGAGTCAAGTAGGACAAGGAATTGTACTATTTGGTGATAAGACAGGTCTTGGTTTACCAAGTGCATTTGACAGAATCAATGTAAGAAGACTCTTTATTGCGGTTGAAAAAGCAATTGCTAACGCAGCTCAATCTTTCTTATTCGAACTCAACGATGAATTCTCACAAACTCAGTTCAAAAATATTGTTGAACCATTCTTGAGAGAAATTCAAGGTAGACGTGGTATTATCGACTTTAGAGTAGTATCTGATACAACAGTAAACACTCCTGAAATCGTGGATGCTGGTAAATTTAGAGCAAATATCTTTATCAAGCCTGCTAGAAGCATAAATGTTATTGAATTAACATTTGTTGCAACAAGAAGTGGTGTTGAATTTGAAGAAATTGTTGGCTCAATTGGTTAATAAATAATTAAGAAAATAGGAGAACACGAACATGGCATTTAATATTAACGAGTTCAAATCCCAACTTGTTGGTGGTGGCGCTCGTCCAACTCTTTTCCAGGTTCAAATCTTAAACCCTGTTGCTCCTGAAGCCGACTTTAAAGTTCCTTTCATGGTAAGAGCCGCGGGTATCCCCGGCTCTTCATTGGGTTCTTTTACAGCACCATATTTTGGCCGTCAGGTTAAGTATGCCGGAGACAGGACGTTTGAAGATTGGACAGTAACAGTTATTAACGATGAAGATTTCCTCGTTAGAAACGCTATGGAAGCTTGGTCAAACGCTATTAATACACATGATGGCAATTTAAGATCACTTCCAGCTGATTATAAATCAAATGGTTTAATTACACAATATAGTAAAGACGGAGACGCAATTAGATCTTATGTGTTTGAAGGATTGTACCCAGTGACTATTGATCAAATCCAAATGGATTGGGGTACAACAGATACAATTGAAGAATTTACAGTTACGTTCCAATACGACTTCTGGAGAGTTGAAGGAACAACTGGAATTCCAACTACATAATTTATAGGTATATAGAATGAAAATATTTGGCTTTGAAATAAAGAGGCCAGAAGACGAAAAAGTAGATGAAAGAGCTCTTTCGTTTGTCGAACCTCAAAACGATGATGGGGCGATTACCGTTAGTGGTAATTCGCTCGGTGGTTTTTATAGTACTTTACTTGATATGGAAGGTTCCGCTAAGTCGGAATCTGAACTTATCACTAAGTACAGACAGATGGCATTGCAACCAGAAATTGCACAAGCTGTTGATGATATTGTTAACGAAGCCATTTCAATTGAATTAGATGAAAGTGTAGTTGACATTAGTCTGGGAGAAACAGATTTACCAGACAAAGTTAAAGATAAAATTGTTGATGAATTTCATAATATTTTAACCTTATTAGATATTTCTAACCAAGGTTATGATATGTTTTATAAGTTCTATATCGATGGTAGATTGAACTATCATATCGTCATCGATCCAGAGAACTTAAAAGGTGGCATACAAGAATTACGTTATTGTGATCCTCGTAAGCTCAAACTTATCCGAGAAATGGATAAGAAAGTTAAAGACAAGCATTCAGGTGCTCCAGTCAAGAAAGTAAAAAATGAATACTATATGTATTCAGAAAACGGATTTGGAGCAACTAGTGTCAGCGGTTCAACTGTTGGTTTTAAGATTGCGAAGGACTCTATTGCTAGAGTTACTTCAGGATTGATGAATGAGAATAATAGTTTAGTATTATCTCATTTACATCCAGCAATTAAGCCATTGAATCAGTTAAGAATGCTGGAGGACGCAACAGTCATTTATACATTGACTAGAGCTCCTGAAAGAAGAATTTTTTATATTGATGTAGGTAATTTACCTAAGAATAAGGCGGAACAATATCTTAGAGATATGATGACTCGCCATAAGAATAAACTTCAATATAATTCGTCAACAGGTGAGATTACAGATTCTCGTAAAATGTTGACAATGACTGAGGACTTTTGGTTCCCACGTCGAGGCGGTGAGCGTACCACAGAGGTTGATACATTAGCAGGTGGTAGTGCTCAAGGTTTAAGCAACGACGAAAACATGACGTATTTTCAACGTAAATTATATAAAGCGTTGAAAGTACCTTTAACGCGTTTAGAGCCTGAAACAATGGCGAACTTTGGTAGAACATCTGAAATTACCAGAGACGAGTTAAAGTTTGGAAAGTTTATTAAACGTATCAGATCACGTTTTTCTTGGATATTTACTATTATGCTAGAAAAACAATTGGTACTTAAAGGTATTTTAACACCTGAAGAGTTCGATGAAATTAGAAATGATATTCGTTATGATTTTGCTAGAGATAGTTATTATGACGAATTGAAAAATGCTGAAATTTTAAGAGAAAGATTAAATACTCTTAGAGATGTTGAAGAACAAATTGGAAAATATTATTCAAGAGAATGGGTAATAAGAAATGTTCTTCAAATGTCAGAAGAAGAATTTAATGAAATGACGGATCAGATGGAAGCAGAAAAAGCGGCGGCACCTGAAGGCGACGAAGATATGGACTCAGGTAATCCATTTTAATATAAATAAAAAATAATATCAAATAAAATAGGGACTTAACAATGAAAAACTTTAAAGATATTCTCTCAGAAATCGCCCAGCCGAAAAGTGGCGACGAGAAGAAATTTAAAGATCTACATAAGATCGAATTGATTAAACACCCAGTCGCTCCTGATAGTCAATTTACAGGTGAGATCGAAGGTGTAGAGCGTAAACCAAGACCAGCCGATCAAGAAGGCGATACTAATTACGATCCTCATTTAGAAAAACAAGACAAGCCATTTAAAATGCCAAGAGATATTGGCGGTGGTGCATTAAGAAAAGAAAATACTCAAGTTTCTTTTAAAGATTTAATGAACAAAATCACTTCAGAAGAAGATCTTCTTGAAAGTCCCCAAGAAGAAATTCCAATGATGATGAAGCAACTTCATTATATCTGTTATGCAGCAGAAGATCTTATGGAATTTTTAGCAACAGACGATTTAGATCCAGAAGAATGGTGGCAAAATAAATTAGCACAAGTATTCGGTAATGTTAAATCATTACATGCTTATGCAGTAGGTTCAAAGAAAGCAGCAGAAGCTGAAAAAGATATTGATGTCGATGACGATGATATGGAAGAAACATACGAGTCTGTTGACGAAGAAATTGCAAGCCTTCTTCATGAAGAAAAATGTGAATGTTGCGGAAATGAAATTACTAAAGAAGGTTGTGGATGTGATGAAGATTGTCCACATTGTGGCGGCAAAGGAAAAGTAGCCGAAGCTTATGATAGAGCTGCTGTTAGTGCAGCAGTAAGAAAAGCTGCCGAAAAAGAAAATATGAAATCAAAGCGTGATGTAGAGCGTTTCTTTGATTATGATGGTGGCGATATTATCTTTAGAATGGTTAAAGATGAAGACGAAGCAAATGTTCTAATGAGTCAACTCAAATCTCAATATAAGCAAAAGTTTAAAGAAGAAGTAGAAAACGTTGAAGAAGCAGCTTTTAAACCAGTGGTAGTAAAGCCTGGGTTTATGCAATTAAATAATAAAAAGAGAGTAAGAGTTACTCCACAAGATTCTAAGCTCTTAAATGATTTATTCAAAGGTTTAAAAGACAGAAAGAACAAAGAAGAAATGCAAACTATTTTCATGAGAGATGAAAAAGGGTTTAAAGAAATTTTAGATTTTGCTAAAACAGCAGGTGTATAATGGCATGGGTTTCTGTTCTCGGTTCTAACGGAATTTGGGAATACGACAATGCCGCTACAGCATCAGATACTTATTCAGATGCTAATGGCACTACAGCTTTAGGAGTAAGAACATATACTCCTACAGGTGGAAATGCTCAATACACCTATGTAAAGGTTAGAAAGGTAGGAGAAACCGCAGAGCGGGGAGAACTATCAAAAAATTTCTATGATAATAGGAATGCTAATGGTATTCCTTAAAGTTATAAATATTTAAAAGATTTATAGATAGGGTAAGAAACATGAAACTAATAACTGAAGTAAACGAAACTTGCGAAGTTATTACCGAAGCAAAAGAAGACGGTAAAAAGAATTATTTTATCGAAGGTATCTTCATGCAAGGTAATATCAAAAACCGCAATGGAAGAATTTACCCAAGTGATACTTTAGAAGGTGAAATGAATCGTTATCAAAAGGATTTCATTGAACAAAAAAGATCTCTTGGTGAATTAGGACATCCTGACGGTCCAACAATCAACGGAGATCGTGTTTCTCACTTGATCACTAGTATGAAACGTGAAGGTAATGACTTTTACGGTAAAGCAAAAATTTTAACAACTCCTATGGGTGAAATTGTTAAATCATTGCTTGACGAAGGAGTTAAAATCGGCGTTTCAACAAGAGGTTTAGGCTCGGTAAAGCAATTGAAGGACGGTGTTATGGAAGTTCAAAAGGATTTCCATTTAGCAACAGTTGATATTGTAACTGATCCTTCAGCTCCTAATGCTTTTGTGAACGGCATTATGGAGAATAGAGAGTATTACTACGACATTGCTTCTGCATCTTGGAGAGCTCAAGAAGTTGAGCAGGTAATCGAAGAGATTGTAGAAGAAGTTGAGAAAAAAATCAATCGAGTGGTAAGAAAAATTGATGAAGAAACGGCAGCAAGAATGTTTACAACATTCGTTCGTTCTTTGAGAAAATAACTTTTTAATAAATAATTTGCAGTCAGATTAATTTTGTACTAAAACATATTAAAGGAGAAAACATTATGGCAGACGACAAAAATACATTCGTTGCTGACGACGGTATTTCAACTGTCCCTACACCTCAAGCCCCTGAGGGTGGTGAAGGTAACAGAAAGCCTAAAAAAGACGACAAGCCTAAAGAGCATGACGTAAAAACTCCTGGTCAAGAAAAGGCCGGAGAAAAAGTTCCTACAGCTGAAGAAGTAGAAACAGAAGAAGTAGCAATCGCTGAAGATGCAGTTGAAGAAGAAACTGAAACTGTAGAAGAAGTTGTTGTAGCAGAATCTATTGCTTCTATCATCGATGGAGAAGAACTTTCTGAAGAATTCAAAAACAAAATCGAAGTTGTTTTTGAAGCAGCAGTAAACGAACAGGTCAAAACCCAAGTAGAAGCTATTCGTTCAGAGCTTGAAGAAAAGCTTGAAGTAGAATTAAGCGAGTCAATTGAAACTCGTATGAAAGATGTTGTTGAAAATGTAGACAAATATCTTGATTACGTAGTTGGCGAGTGGATGGAAGAGAACAAGATCGCTGTAGAAGCTGGCATTAAAGTAGAAATGGCAGAGTCTTTAATGAATGGTCTTAAAACTCTTTTCGCAGAACACAATGTTACTATTGACGACGAAACATTCGACGTAGTAGCTGACTTGGAAACACAAGTTTCAGACTTAGAAGAGAAATCAAATGAACTCGTTAACGAGAACATTGAGCTTCAAAGAGCAATTTCTTCTATTAAAGCTGAAAGAGTTTTCGAAGAAATGACTGAAGGTCTTTCTGAAAATCAAAAAGAAAGATTTAAAGTACTTTCTGAAAAACTCGATGTTGAAGATTTAGAAGCTTATGCAGATAATCTTCAAGTAATCAAAGAATCTTTCTTTAGCGAAGGCAAAGTTGCCGCACCTAAAGTAGAAGAAGTCGAAGAAGACGAAATTATTCTAGAAGAACAGGAAGTTAAAAAACCAGCTTCTGATTACGCTTCTATTAATGCTCTTGTTGAAGCACTCGACAGAAAAAAGAATAATTAATAAATTGGTTTTTTTTAATAATAAACGTTAATTAAATAAAGGAGACAAAAATGTCTAATTATCAAGCCTTAGTGGAAAAGTGGACTCCAATTTTGGATCACGAATCTTTTTCACCAATTAACGATCAACATAGAAAAGCCGTAACTGCGACTATTCTTGAAAACACTGAAAGAGCACTTGCTGAAACAGGTGACTTGTCTGCAAACATGACAAGTCTTCTTTCTGAAGCACCAGCTAACGACGCTGGTACAGGTGGTTTCTCTGCAAGTGTATCTCCAGGAAATGCAGCAGCTGGTCCAACAGCTGGTTACGACCCTATTTTGATCTCATTAGTAAGAAGAGCTATTCCTAACCTTATCGCTTACGATATCTGTGGTGTTCAGCCTATGACTGGTCCTACAGGTCTTATCTTCGCGATGAGAGCTAAGTATGGTTCACAAGGTGGCGCTGAAGCTATGTACAACGAAGCTGATACAGACTTCTCAGGTACAGGAGCTCACGCTAA